ATATATCAGATCTGCCCGATGGGAAGTTAGATATAAACCATTTGTTCAGAGTAGCCACATCTTCATAATCGGCTAAATTAAATGCCATCATTCACTCCAAAATCATTCTCGTATTGGTCGTGCAATTCTTGGTATATGACTGCGTAACCAATGATGTCTTTAACACTATCTTTGTGATTTGGAGTTTCTGAGAGCCTTGACACTTTGACAAGCAGCTGCATGAGGCTGACTTGCATAGGCGATATGTAACTTCCATAGTAAGCAGACCACAGCTCGCTGATCCGTTCGTGATTGCTTCGGCTGCTGCCATAAACAGACCCTCTTGCGGACAATATTGCTGCGCAATCATCAAGGAGTTCAGTTCTGCTTGTCATAATCAAATACTGATTGGGATTTTAACTTGCGAACTTTTTCATAATGCTCGTTAGCTGCTCGCCAACCAGCCGATCTACCAGACCAATAACCCTGATCAAATGCCTTATCTTTGATTGCTAAGTAAATGCCATAACCTATTACTATCCCTAACATGCAATATAGCCATATCCAAGGTGTTGTTGTTTCTATCATGTCGCTCCCTACATATACACAGGCGATCTGTGCATACATAAAGTATGACCTAAAGCAATGACCTTGGGTTATTTACTTTCGGCGTGTTTTATAACGATTAAATAACGCCAATATCCTCAAGATCATCGATATGGTCATCAATCGTGCGGTGCTTATAGTCTGTTTCAAGCCCCATACGACTTTCCAAGAGCTGTAAAACTACCATCTTTGTTAATAGGAATTAGAGTTGGGCTCATGTTTTTGCCATTCCAGTCCAAAATGACTACGCCCATTTGCCAGTTAGCGATCCCTTTTATGTAAGAGGCTTTGGCTTTGTTCATTAAGTTCCCAGTTTCTATGCCGTAAATCGTCCTGTATTGCCCTCCTAAGCCCTCAGAAAAAGATGATAGACCTAATTTATGGGTATGCCCACAAACTACGCTCTTACCAACCTTTTTGGCAAGATTTAGGGCAGTCAAGCCAGCGTTAGGGTTTGCGTTACTTTCATCCCCATGCGCTAATATCCAATTTTTTTCAAACTCATAAAATGATTTGTGGAAAGTAATGCCTAAATTATCAAAGTCCATGAACTTGGCATATTGCAATTCAGGAAGCGAAATCATTCCCGGAACTTTTAGGAGAGTGTTATAAAGGCGATCAGTATGATTACTGCGGACAATATGAGCTTCTTTAGCATTCTCAGTTAATGACCAAAGAATCTCTTGAGTAGCTGTGCGATCTGCATCAAGAGTTTGCTGATAAGCCAAAGGTGTTTTCTCAGCCCATCGAGAAATGGTTTGAAAGTCAATCTCATCGCCAACACATAGAACGCTGTCAAACTTCTCACGCCTTGCAAGTTTGATGACATTCTTGACTGCTTGCTCATGATGGTATGGGATTTGAAGATCGCTGATAACTAAATATCGCTTAATCGTCATCCTCATCGTCAGATGGGTCTATGCTAGGAATAATCCCACCATCGCCAACAACCCAATTAGGAAATGTTTTGATTTCAGTCATGAGCCAAAATGCGTGCTCTGGTGTAAATCCTGCTTTCCTTGCAGCTTTGTAACATTCGTGCAACGCAATGTAATGCGCATCAATCTTTGATGGATCAGGAGTGTGGCGAACTACGCGCCTATTGATCTTTGTCCGTTTAGTGGTTTTGCGTGTGTTCGCCATAAAATAAATTATCGCTTACTAATTAAGATAAACAGATCATCAACACGCGCTTCTAATCTGTTCAATTGATCCTTCATGCTTGAGCCACCATTGGGCTTAAGTTCTTGCAAATATGACTTAATAACCCAGCGTAGAACCAACAATATACTGCTTGCGATAGCGCATGCGCCAACGGCTAATCCAACCCATTCGTTCGGTGTCATTTCGCATTAACGCCATAATCATGCTCAGCACCGGATGTTGGGTCAATTGCTTTAGCCAATGGTGCAACTAATGAACCTAGCAGAATTGCATACTCTGGGCGGATGTCAGCCACAATTGCCAACACGACAGTTAAGCCACTAGCTGCAACAGCTCTTAGATATGACTTAATTGCTGCTTTGTGTTTCTTAGATAGTTTCATTATTTGCCTCCTAGTAGTGGGATGTTAAAGAATTCGCCTGTTTGATTTGGTTTGAATGAAATGTGAATATGTTTGTGATGCGAATTAATGCCTTTGTATTTGCGCCACTTCCAACCCAGCAATGGGGATGCTATTTTGCCAACATGAATTATGTAACTAATACGCTTATCGGTTTTTGCAACAACTCTGATTTGCTCTGCTAAGTAAATGCTCATCTCAGGCTGATCGCACAATTTGGCATCGACATCGATAGCACAAACTTCATTAGTTTTAGGCAGCGGGTTGTGATCGCTTTTAGTATTTTGATGTTTTTCGTTTCCGATCCAACCATCAGACTTGCGCGATCTATCGGCAAAGCTGTCGTCAATCTGCTCACGCATTTGAACAGCAGCTTTAGATAACCAAGCCTTCATTTAATTTGCTATAAACCTAATGCACGAAGATCATCAGTAGTTAAACCAAGAGCTGCTAACTTGGCTTGGGCTGTTGACTTAGCCTGAGCCTTTGCAGTTATTTGCGCCTCATAATCATCTTGTTCTTGTTTTCTTTTTGCAATAAATGCTTCTTTCTCAGCACCTAACAATTCAATTACTTCATCATTTACTTGTGAGTAAATCTTTTCGTTATTTGTTTTTGTCATTTTATATCTCATATCCATAGACAGTGAATGATCCTGTTATTGTGCCAGTTCCGGGAATGAACTTTATGCCAGTAAATTGTGTTGAATCTGTTTGTGTGCAAGCGTTTAAGAATTGATTAGCAGTTGCACCACCACCGCCATCTCTTATCATTCTCACAAAATAATTAGTTCTTGATGCTACATTTGGATTAAACATATCAATCATAATGGCATTGATTCCAGTTGAACCATAATTGGCAAAATTAGCAGTGCTGGCTCTTGCCCCATTTATTGTTGTATCATCTGCCTGTAATGTCTGTAACACATAATTTGTTGTAGTATCAACACCGCCTGATCTTAGATTTAAGGCTATGTTATTGCCTGTAGTGCTAGTAAAACTTAAAACAATTCTATACACATCATAAGTTGAACTAAAAAGACTATCAGTTGCTACATCTGAAACTGCACTAAATGATGTTTTGTTAATTTTAATTAAAGCACTTGCTGCTGTTGCTGGAGTAAACCATTCAGGAGCAGTTGCACCAGCATTAACTCGCAATTGTTGATTTGCAGTTCCTAATGCCAGTCTAGTTTTAACATTGGCAGTTGATGAGCGATATGCAAGATCGCCAAGAGTTGTTTCAGGATTTAAATTTTTTGTTGTTGTATCAATAGATGAACCAAGTGTGCGAATAGCTGATGCGCCATCCTTGACCAGCGCGGTGTCGTCTGGTGTTGTCCAGCCATAATTGGTAGTGGTTGCCATATTGTCCTTTATCTCAGGCTACGATTGTAGCGTATTCCCATGTCAAAGTTGGGCTTAAAGTGTTCCATGCCTCTGTGATTGGCGTGGTATTCCATCTCATTGCCACTTGGCTATAAGCCACAGGCGACAAGTTAATAGTCAGGAATAATTCATTGAACCTAGTGCTCCATGACCAGCCTTCAACATATCCTTCAAACTCACCTGTTGAGATTTGGTCAGGTAGGTTTTGCAAGTTAAGCGGTTGCCCCATAAATACACCAAGTAGATTATCCCGATCACTATTATCAATCTCTGGATTTGTAATTGGGAAGGTAATGCTCTGGAATGCTGGTTGTGGGAAGGCTCGTTGAGCAATATACCGATCTGCCACAGCTTGAGCATCAACGGCTGAATGTAGCACCGAGTTAATGCTTTCGGCTTTGTAACCATAGGTTGCAATAGAACTTGCCGATGTTGCAGTCTTCTGTGATCCAAAATTATTGCCATAATTGATATACACATCATTGCGAATATCACCA